TAAGGCAAGAAAGAAGCATAAATGAATTAGGATCTTCCGTGCGCGAGTATTTTTCTTCTTCTTCGGTGAATGGTTATCGTCAAGAAATCGCAAGAACAACGTTTGCTCAAGACTTTGGACGCCAAATGATGAATTTGTCGCCTAATGAATTAGAACAAAAAAAGGCAAGATCTGCTGTAGCTAGAACTCAATTAGAAAAGCAAGCAACGAATCTTGCAGAGAGAGTCGCATCTGGAGATATTGGGGCTAAACAAGAATTAGAGGCGGTATATAAAAAGCACGAAAGACAGATAAAATTTGAAGCAGCGATAGACGTAGCAGAAAGAAGACAAAGGGCCGCAGGTTTAGACGTTGAATCGCAAGAAGAAAAATTTTATAAAATTGGTGCTAAAATTAGAGCCGAAAAAAGACAAAGTACGATAAAAGAAGGTATAGCATCTGGGGAAATAAAAACAGATGATCAAACATTGGCAGACCTTAATAAAAAACAAAAGGAATTAAAGGATAAATATTTAGAAGAACAAGATAAGCTTAATAATGCAGTTGGTAAATCAGCGGAAGAAATAAGAACTAATTTAAGTAAATTAAGCACGGCCTTAGAAGAAAATGCTGAAAAAATAAGCGAAATTGAAGACGTAAAACAAAGAGAGCCACAGCGATTTTCTAATGCAGCCAATTATTTAAATTTATTAAGCTCAGGCTTTGGGGCGTTTGGCGGAGCAGCTCAACAACTTCTAGTAGGTCAAAGATTAACGTCGATGCAAAATAATGCGGGTTTTGCTCAATGGGAAAATTTAAAATATCAAACGTATAAGTCTGCTAATGCTGGGGATGTTATGTCTCAGTTGTTACTAGCAGGCTTTAAATCGGATGAAGATTTTGGGGCTGAAGTTAGAGCAGGTCAAATAGGCGCGAATGCGGCTAATGCATTGGGTGGTATTTTTCAAGTAACATCTGGCGCTATTAGAGCCAAACATGCCGCGCTTGAAGAAGTAAACCCACTTGCTCAAAGTTTTGGAACTGCTATAAATGCTACCCAGAATTTACAAGCAGGCGCGATGGATGTGGTTGGCGGCACGGCGTCTTTAGCAGTTCAAGCTGGCGATGTAATTAGAGGCAATTCAACTGGGCAGGCAGATTTGAGCGCAAGACATTTAAGTCTTGAAGCAAGAAAGGCTCTTTACGCTATAGGAGCAGAGCAGCTTCAAGGTTTAAGAGATTTTGGTGTTGGCATGGGGAGCGCCGCCGCATCAATGGGTGGTGCAGCCGGAAGCGCATTCTTGCAAAGAAATTTATCTAAAACAAATATGGTTCAACTGTCTGGGTTAGAAAGAATGAGGGACGCTAGAATATCTCCAGAGCAGATGGCTCAGATGAGTGCTTTTGGTGCACAAGAAATAGGAAGCGCATTTAACGAAGAACAGATTTATGCTGCAAGAGGTTTAGAGAGATCTGGTTTTGGCAATATGCAGACAAACATGCAAAGAATGGCATCATTAGCTGCAGCTGGAGCCAATAATCCTGACAGCAGCCTGAAGTCTGTTTTAGAGGCCGCATTTTCAAAATCTCTTGAAGGCTCTAAGGTCCTAAATGAGATGGTTGAATATACAGGGGCGATGGCATCTCAATCGGTCGGTAGACAAATGGGACTTGATGTTACGGCGGAAGCTGCGCAATTATTAAGCGCTGGAGTCGACCCTAACGCTAAAAATAAAGAGGTTGCTCTTTCTTTAGCTGCAACCTCCGCAGAAAAAATGCGCCAAATAAGTACAGATACCGGCGTTAATTATTCTGCTATGGCTGCCACAGCAAGAATAAGTAAAATGACCAAATTATCTGGCGTAGAAGCGATAATTGCTCAAAAAATGACTGACGAAGATCTTATAAAACTTCAAAATACTAAAGACCCTGAAGAAATAGGAAAAATGCTCTTTGAACAAGGCATAGATGTAAAAAAAGGCGAGGAAACGGGATTAGTAAAAAAATTAGTAAAGGCTAGACTTATAACAAATCTTCAGATGGGTTCTGGTGGAATAGGGTTGGGAGTAGACGCTGAGGCACTGGCAGATAAAATCATGAGTGGTAAAGAAATATCACGCGAAGAGGAGCTGTTATTTAATCAGGCCGCAAGGATTTCCGGCGTCGGAATTGGGTCACAGGCACGTAGAGCTTCGACTGCCATAATCAATAAAGAGCCAAACGCAATAGGCAAAGAAAGAGCAGACAAAGCTTTAAGAGGAGAAGCGGGCGACGAGCTAATGAAAACCCTTGACGACATGCGAACTCAAGGCTTTAAGCAATTAAGCGCTGCAGCCTTAGAAGCTACAGCCGGTTTCAAAAATGCGACTGAGGCACTTAAGGCATTAGGGCTTTTAGCAAAAGAGAGTGAAAAAGCCGTAGATGGAACAGAGCGTAAAGCTAAAGAAGCTGCAGCAAAATCGGTTGGAGAGTCAGGAAAAGAAACACTATTATTTAATGAATCCGTTAACGATTTCTCAAAAGCAGTAGATAAACTAGTAAAAATGTCGGGCATGAGTAGAGGCGAAAATGCAGACTATGTAAACTGGTTGATGGCTAGAAAAAGCACCAAAATAGGTACAACAGATTAAAGCAATATGGCTAACTTTAAAATTAAAACTCCTCATGCTGCTATAATAGTATGGAACTATGTAGATAGAATATCTGCAGATGGAGTAACTAATTTAAATAAGATAGAACCTAAAATAATAAGCACTATTTCATGTATTTCTATTCAAATTGCAAAAAGCAAATCTAATCCAGTTGGGACCTTTGAGATAGTATTAGCTCCATCCAAAAATTGGCTTTCTACCTTAACTGCAGGTAGCTGGTGCTGCATATTAATGTCAAATAGAAAAATAACAGAAGATGACATAAAAAAGGCTAAACCAGATACGCTTAAAATGATAGGCAAGATAGAAAGCGTAAGGCTAGAAACTAGGCAGAACAATGACACAAGGCAAACTAGATATGTGGTAACTGGCGTCGATTGGGGTTATATTTTTAATAACAATATATATATAGATAATTTAATAGGCGCCGGCCAGGACCAAAATCAACAAAACGCTTTAGCTATAGCAATAACAAACGCAAGCACTGGAAACGGTAATTCACCCAAAAGCTTTTCAATAGATAGCAACCTTAAACAAGTAATAAGCATATTTGGGCAATCCTGGAAAGGCACAAAGGCAGTTGGAGATGATATAGGTAGATTGGATAAATCTGTTTATAATTTTTCCATACCTGCCGACATGGCTAATTTTTTAGGTTTAGTAAACGCTCAAGATGAAAAACCTAAAGACGTTAATATAAACAACATACTTAAATTAGTGTCTGGTAAACTTATTGATAAAGATAAGTATGATGGTAAACCTAGAGCTGAAGGTTTTTTAGATCCATTTGGAATGCAGGGAACAAATACTTTTTGGCAAATACTACAAGACAATAGTAACCCAGTCATTAATGAAATGTTTAATGATATGACTTGGACATCAAAAGGGCTTTCTTTAACGTTATTCAATAGAATTAAACCGTTTTCTTACAAAAACAAATATAGCACAAAAATATCTCTTAGGTCTGATTTTAAGAAAATTAAAACACATAAAATAGACTCTGTTAACGTAATATCCATATCCGCGGCAACCAATTGGCGAGATAAATACAACTTTATAGAAATACGACCCGCGTTTCCTGATTTCTTTATGTTAAACAACATGATAAAACAAAAAACCCAAGAATTTGATTCTAAGGCCTTTAAAAGAGAAGGTTTTAGACCCTTAATAGTGAGCACCAAACAGTTTCCTGTTGGAAAAAAAAATGACAAAACGCCAGTAAAGCTAGATCTAGAAAAACTTAAAATTTGGGCAATGTTATTAAGAGAGTGGTATTTTGATAATCACAGGCTGTTAAATGGATCTATTTCAATGACCGGAACAACAGAATACATTGGCGTCGGAAATAACATAATGGTAGAAGCGCACCTAATTAACCCTAATTTAAATTTTACTAAGAACGTATATGAAAGCAAAAATAAGGTGTTTCTACTTGCTCATGTAGAAAACATTAGTCATTCATTTAGCGTTGATGAAAACGGCGGCAGAGAATACATAACCAATATTCAATTTGTTAGGGGAATTTTTGTAAACGAAAATAACGAACTCATAGGAGATGCTTCCCTGGATAAACTGTCGGATAGTTTAACTAACGAAGAAGACATTAATTCAAAAAATATTGTAAACGTGCTTAAAGAGGAAGATTTAGAGAATTAGTATGTTTTCTCGCATAATAAAAGACAGTTCAATATGGAGAGATGATACCAGTTTTTCTCTACATAATCATTCAGATACCCAAATAAGAATTGGTGTGATTATAAGACCACTAAATGAAGAAGACACGAACGAATTAAGGTATTTAGTTGAAGTATATAGATTAAACAGCAAGCTATTAGTAAATTGTAAAATGCTAAGAAGATTTGGCGGAATTTACAACTATGAAGATTTTGTATCAAGAGGATACAATATAGATGACAATAAACTAGAAGACAGTGCTTTTGAAACCAAGGCTGGAGATGTAGTAGTAGTAGCTTTTTTGAATGGACAGGCTAGAGATGGAATTATTTTAGGTGGCTTAAATCATGCTGCAAGAAAAACTAGTATACTAGCTAAGGACGGTCCACAATATAAAAGCGAATTTAACGGAATAGAAAAATCTATAAACAAAGATGGTGAATACAAGGTAACATTTAAAGGACAGCCTACCAATTTAAATAAATTAAATGACCATCCATCTTCTCAAATACAGCCGCCAACGTACGACGAGGAAAAAGGAACTAGTTATTACAAGTTTTCAAAGGATGGAAGCTTTGAGGTAAGTGATAATGCCAAGAAAGATACACAAAGTTTTAAAATAGACAAGACTAACGGAACAATAGAAATACTGGGTGGAAAAATATCGTTAAAATTAACAAAATCCACTGAATCAGTGATTCTTAAAAACAAAGAAACATTAGTAAACACAGAAAACAAAATAACAGTAAACACAAAAATTACTCAGGTAAATTCTTCGGAAAAAGCATCTATAAAGTCGCCTAAAATTGCTATAGGCAAAGAGGGTGTAGAGTTATTAGATCAATTAGCTAAATTAATCGATGCCTTAGGCAAGGTAATGCCCATATCTCCTGTTGGACCATGCACTCCACTCATGAGCACCGGTCAGTGGTCTCAAGTTGAACAAATAAAGGCGAAGATCAAAGAAATAACTGGCACTTTTTAAGTTATTTGGCGTTATAATTAAGTTATGGCTAATTTTTATACATTAAGCGATATATTTGGAAAAGGTAAAGAAAAACCTATTTCGCAAAATAACGGCGCAACCAGCGGAATAGGGGTTAAAAAGCAGACGGCTCTTGATCTTTATGGCTATGATGTCATAAAAGAGAATTGGTTTACTTCAAAGCCATATGCTTTTAGATTTACGCCCAAGGATGAAAAAGAGGGAGCAATAACAATATATTTACCCATATCTCCTAGTAATTTGACCATAACGACAAATTTTGCCACTAATATAATAACTACACTCTATGGAACCGTCGAAGAACATTCGCCCGTAAGATATTACGACATATCTATAGAAGGAACAACGGGTATGGCCCCAAAATATGTAGAGCCAGCATTAAAAAATGGCGTTCCAATTAAAAAAGACGGTAGACAAAGTGCAACTGTAGATATCGGAATAGGGACAAAATTAGGCGGTTTTTTTCAGAACACATTAAGGATAATAAATAAAATTAAAAATCAAGCTAGTGAGTTAACTAAAGATAATACTGAAGAAACCGGCGTGTACCTTAATAATACTGGTTATTTAGCCTTTCATAATCTCTATAGATTTTTTTTAAAATATAAGAAAGAAGTGTCCAGTGATGTAAATTCAACGCAAGCGTGGCACCATCACCCCTTGACATTTTTAAATTATAAAGATAACAATCAGTATGATGTTGTTGTAAGAAGCTTTACGTTAAGAAGAAGTGCAGAAAATCCCATGCTTTATTATTATAATATAACCTTGAGAGCATACAACTTAAAGACCATAGATGAAAAAAATATGGGTCTTGATACTCAAGATAGACTTAAAGAATTAGGTTTAAGTGGCGTTGATTCGTCGACTTTTTTAAGCAAGGCCAAAAACACGGCCAATAAAGTCAAGGGAATATTGGGGCCATTAGGAGCAGGGATTAACACACTTGGAAGATAATGACACAGAGCACAGAAGCGCTTTTAGCGTCATCAGAATTAAATCTTTGGTACAAGGTAAGAGGCGGAGACGATCTCAAGCTGTCTGATATACCAGAGATAATTCCGTTAAGATGGACTTATTTTAAACAAAATTGGGAATTTATTAAAAAGTCTATCATCGATGACGCCAGCTCTTATGGCGATCCAGATTTTCTTAATGAACAAGTCAAGCAGTTTTCTGATTTTATAGCGAGTCAGAGAAACTCACCGTCTAAGATAAATCCTTTTTCAGATGGTTCTATACTGCATAGATATTATGCTGTTTTTGACTCTATAAATATTACTAGCATACCGTTAACAATAGAAGAAGAAAACATAATTGAGGCAAGAACAAGAGAAGTTCAAGCTTTTTCAAAAAATGATTTTCTAAGAATTAAAAAAAGATTAATAGACTATAGAGACAGTATAGCTGACATATCGAATCTAAAAGACGATACATATAATTCTGTATACAACAGAAGTTCAATATCTTCTCAATTTAATGCGACAACTGTTGACTTGAACTTAATGTTATCTATGCAAGAAAATATAGCATCGGTTGATTTTTTGCTCGCTAATCTTTTTAACGTCGACTCTGTTCTTGATCCTTTTGCCCTTGCTAGAGCTAACGCAAACAACCCAGAAATTAACATAGGGCAATATAACTCTGGTAGATTAGTTAAACTGAATTATGGTGAAGATCTTCAAAGTCTAGCGTATAGATATCTAGGATCGGCAGACAGCTGGATAGATATAGCTATAGCAAATGGCTTAAAAGCGCCATACATAGATGAAGTGGGCGAAAAGATACCTCTATTGTCTAATGGCCAGTCAAATCAATTAAACATAGCGGCTACAGACATAAATGGAAACTTAAATATAGATAAGTTTTACATAAATCAGGTTGTAATATTGCAGTCTAATCTTGAAAATTTTCCTGAACAAAGATCTATAGTTAATATAAGACAGATACCTATCTCCAATGAGATAATACTAGAACTTGATGGCGAGCCAGATTTAAATAGATACAAGATATTCGATCAGGCACATATAAGGGTCTTTAAACCCAACACAACAAACAGTTCGTTTTATATACTTATCCCTTCTAATGAACCGTTAGAGGACACAAGACAAAATGAAGTTCCATGGTTTTTAGCTAAAAGTCAAGCTGATGAAAAGAAAGCTGGCATAGATCTTCTTATAGATGGAAACGGCGATATAAACTTTAATAATAGCGGCGACTTAGAATTAAGTTACGGTCTAGAAAATGCGGTTCAGGCCATAAAATTAAAATTAGTAACAGAATTAGGGTCGCTCAGATATCATCCCCAATATGGACTAATTAATGTCTCCGGTAAAGATAACAGCGACATAGATACAGTAAAAGCTCAAATAATAGAGTCATTGACCCAGCAAGTAGAAGCAGATTCAAGATTTAGCAACATAGAGACCTTAGATGTTAGATACTTAACCCAGCAAAACGATCCTAATATGGCAACCTCATTTGGGATAAGTATGTCTGTAAAGATGGCCGGAAGCGATACGGTAATTCCTATAACTTTTAGCATATATAAGTGAATGCATTGCTATTAATGTAGTAGAATATAAATAAGACTTGTCTTATTTAGGACTTAACTGCAATAGCGTGTAGGAAGTATGTATGGCTGTAGAAATTAAATCGTTTAACCAGATACTTGGTTCGATGGTTAGAAAAATAATGAGCGAAACCCCCGTAAACGATATAAACACGGGATCGGTACTTCTTTCGCTTTTAGAGGCATGTGCTTCCAATGACTTTGAAAATAATACAGCTATATTAAACGTATTAGAGCTTCTTAACGTAGATGCGATCAAGAATAACGATCTAGATGCAAAAGCCGCTGACTATGGTTTAACTAGAAGAACCGCAGTAAGAGCATTTGGGCAAGTTACTATAACTAATTCAAATATAACTAAAAGAAGCACAAGTCTTTATGTAATTAAACCAGCACCCATATCTGGTCAAACATCTCTTTATGTTACCAGTGCTGCTGGATGGGCATCAAGTGGAAATCTTTACATAGGAAGAGGAACAGAATCGTTTGAAGGTCCAATAGCGTATACGTCCATAGATATTTATCCTACGTACGCAAAGATAAATCTTGCTTCTGCTCTGCAAAAAGATCATTTGATATCTGATATTATTGTAGATTCTCAAGGACAGCCGGATAGACTTATATCAGCTGGAACAGTGATAAAAATTCCTGCAAACAGTCAATCTCCAGAGGTTGCCTTTTCTACGTTAAGAGACGCCGTAATTCCTGCCGGAGAGGATTCTGTTGCGGGCGTAGATATAATTGCAACAAATGCGGGATCTCAGGGCAATGCTCAGATAAACACTATAACTCAATTTCAAGCAGCACCGTTTCCAGGTGCTACAGTTACAAATCCTTCTTCTCTTTCAAGCGGCAGAGACATAGAGACAGATACAGAGCTTAGAAATAGAATTAAATCATATACTATAACACTTGCGCGCGGAACTGCACCATCTATAATTTCATCTGTTGTAGGTGTATCTGATTCTGATGACAATAAGCAAGTCGCATCAGCTGTCATGACAGAGCCAGTCAAGATTGGAGATCCTTCTATACTTTATATAGATGACGGTTCGGGTTTTCAACCCTCGTACGAAGGTCAATCTGTTGATATATTATTGAATAACGCAAACGGATCTGAAGAATTCTTGCAACTTGCAAATTTCCCTGTTACTAGACCTCAGCTCGTAAACAGTGGAGAAAGCCCATACACATTACTTGACTCTATGCAGCTAAAAGTAATAGTTGACGGTGAAGAAGAAATAATAACTTTTACTGCTTCTAAATTTGAGAACATATCGTCTGCGACTATATCTGAAGTAATAATAGCCATAAACGATCAATCTGTCAATTTTAAGGCTAGACTTGCAAATAGTTCTAAAAACATATTATTGTATCCTGTTGCGCACGACGCCGAAACTATACAGGTCAGCGCTCTTAAAGAAGGCGACGTTGAACTTCTTTACGCTAACAGCATACTTAAGTTTCCAACAAATGAGATATCTTATATCTCTTTGTATCAAAACAGCACTAGATTGAAGGAAAAAACTAAAACGGCTTCTATAGAATCTGTGCCATATGGACAGTGGAATATAGATACTGTCGGTAACTTAATAATAAGCGTTGATGGAACTCCTGCACAAGATAGATATTTTACAATAAATGATTTTATTGGCGCTTCTTCTTTTTCTTCTTTAACTTTAGAGCAATGGGTTCAAGCCATTAACTTAAAATTTGCTGGCTTAACAGCGAGCTCAACGCCAGCACAAACATTAAAAATACTTTCTAATAAATCTGGATCAAAATCAAGCTTAACAATACAGGGCGGATCTTATGTAAATAAATTATTTGCAGGCAAGGATCTAGATGTTCAGGGACAAGATTCTCAGTTTGAACTTAATAGACAAACCGGAAACATAAGAATATTGACGGATATAGCTAGCGGTGATGTTATAACTGCTGGTGTAGAAGATGCTAAGGGTTTTATTGTTTCCACGGCCACTAATTCCGGCACTTACAATGTTGCATCAGATGATCTTGGAAGACCGGCAGATGTAGTTTTTGTAGTTGATTCTACTTATTGCGATGTTAAGGCATTACCCATCACGGTTGGCACAGAGATCACGATAAATGACATGGGATCTAACGTAATGAGAGTAAAATCATCTTCGTTAAATTCCTTTGCTAAACTTTTGCCAGGCGATTTTTTATACATAGTTAAAAGAACTGACTGGATAGACGAAGATAACTGCGGTCTATATAAGATAGTTTCTAAGGGCGATCATACAGCCGCTGGAGTAGACTCATATGTTGAGGTTCTTAATTCTAGCATATTAGATAACGATACTGTAACGATATTAGACTCTAACGACATTAAGGCCTTTAGAACAGATGGATATCCTCAAATATGGAGAGGAGCTCTTGTAACTACACCTGCAGCAGAGCCGCTGTTAGGAATAGTTAATTCCCTCAACAATAATCTATTGGGCGTTAAAGCTAAAATCTTTAGATCTAATTCAATAAAAATAACATCTTCAGCTGAAGAAGGTGGCAGTATAGCTATACCTGTAAGTGTTGGCAGCGCAGCGAACTTGTTCTCCGAGACACTCACTAATAGAACTGGAAATCCTTCTCATATAGCCAATAAGGTGTCTAACAAAGAATTAACAGGCCCATTTAAAAGAGATACATCGGTTGATACATGGTTAGGTAGGCACGCTTATAGCGAAATTAAGGCAAATATTTCTCTTAATTCGTCGCCTTCAACCCCGCCGTATTCATCCACCTATTCAGAAATTTTAAATTCTCCTTCTTTCTCTAATTCAAATATAAGTAGTGCTGACGTAATTAACTTTATAAATGGAAACAACGACGGTCAAACAAGATCGATAAAAAGCAAAATAAACGCGTCTTCCATAGGAACTCAGCAAGGCGTAATGAGAACCGAGCTAGATCACATAGTGGGCGATGAAGTATTGCTTACAGATTCTTTGAAATTTGCAGCAGACGACAGCATAGTTTATATAATAGACAATGATGCGACTAATAAAACTGTGGATATTAAGATTTCAAGAACCGCGCAAGTTAATTCTGGATCAGGTTTAACTTCTTTTATTCCAACTAGTACAGAATTCTCGGCTAACGATGTCGACAATGAGCCAGGTATAGACTTCTCAAACTTGAACGTTTGGGGACAAACATTAAACAACACCGACTTTAGTGATTACGCAGTATTAATGCGCGCAAGAAACTGGTATTCAACCGGAGGAGTAAGCGGTGCTGGCGGAAAGATGGTAATCAGGGCTAATGATTATGGTTCAAACGGAAACAAACTAAGATTCAATATAAAATACCCTAGTTTTGCTGATCAAGCCAGCTCTGTGGCATTGAAGAATACTCCTTCCTGGAGTTCACTCTCTTACTATTTTGGATCTGGGCCAAATGTTATTACAGGCCTATCAACAAATGATACCTTATCTGTGTCTGGTCCTTATCCAGACGTGTCTACAAATTTTCCAAATGGTGCAACTTCAAGCGGCAATTATTATGACTATACGTTCTCTGCGGGAAGTTTAGTTGGTGCTCAAGTAGGCAATATATTAAGCTTGTTAGATTCTTCTGGTGTTTCCACATTTAATCGGGGTCAATTTAGGATAGGAGCAATAAGCGGAAACACGGTGAGGGTTTTTAATTCAAGTGCTTCAACAACTTCCGCTGGATCACCAGAGACTATAACCATTACTACAATTAATGATATAGTTGGAACTAAAACAGCTGTCACAATAGACGTTATTGCTAGTTCTGTTGCACAGTTAGATGGCAAGAGCATACAAATATATGATAATAAGGGAATGGTAAATCTGTGGTTCGATGTAGATAACAACAACATCACTGAGCCTTTGTTTTTGCCGCCGCCAACTAGATCTATAAAAATAGCGACTATTTTAAGCACAGACACAATTGATCAGGCTTGTGCAAAAATAGCTGATTATCTAAAAAATGATCCAGCGTTTGAAACAGTTTATGCTGCTGGACCAAGTGTTGTATATAGTCTAGCTCAAAATGGGCCGGCTCCAGCACCAACACACGGCACATTTCCTCCTTTGTTTTCAATAACTAATTACCCTGGTTTGCCAGACATATCGATAGACAAAAAATATTTTTTGCTGTACGACGATGAAGGCTCTGTTGCGATATGGTATGACGTAGGTAACGATGGTACTTTAGAGCCATTTCACGGCGCAAACAGATCTATAAGAGTAGAAACTGTAAGCTATGGAGATACCGCTACTGTAATCGCTGCAGCGACAGCAGCAGCCATAAATGCGGACTCTAAGTTTAATGCAGTAGCTTCAGGGGACGTTTTAACCATAACAACTGCCTTTAACGCTAATACTCAAAACGCTTCTGCTGGAACATCTGGCTTTGCAGTATCAAGTGTATCTGGTAGTTCTTCTGGCGCAGAGGTAATAACAAATCCAAGTCAAGTGCAAATATTTGCAATAAATAAAAACTCTGTAAAAGACATAGCTGAAAAGGTAAATGAGGGTTCTATCCTAAAGATATCAGCGATTGGTTCTAATACATTAACCATAGACAAATCAACAGAAGAAGAAGACTATAGTTACGTAAATGACTCTACGGCCTTGGGATTTGGGCACAATCCCGGCGATGAAGATGCAAGAGGCTACATAAGACTGTATGACGGTATTAATTGGATTAAAAGTTTTTCTAATTCTAATCCTAACTTTATAGTAAAAGAAACTTTTACATTAAACGGTGTTGCCCCATCCGTATATGCAATGAATTCATGCCCCAATGAAGATGGTTCTACTGGCGAACTATTGAAATTAGTTCCAACAACTGTTAGAAATGTTCAGCATCATTTAACCCAGAAAGCTCTTTCTCAATTACCTATAGTAACAAACGTCGATATATCCAATGATGGTAAAAGAGTACAGATCAAATCCAAACAATTAGGTTCTGATGGCGCAATTGAGGTAGTTGGAGGAAGAGCAAATAAGGCAGAATCTTATATAATAGGAGAATCTGGTGTATCGAGCGATACAACTGGAAACTATCTTACTGTTGCGATACCGGCATATCCAAATACTTTTTCTGCCGGCGACATAATAACATTAAGCAATGATAAAGGCGTAAAAAGAAAATCAAGACTAAAAGAAACAGATAGTTTAGATGTAAATGTTTCTTCCTCTAATGCAAGGTACCTATATAAGGCCAAAAATATAAATTTTAATCCTACGACACAGATAAAGATAGAAGACGTTTCTTCATCTTACTTAAGACCAGCAGGGACTATATGGAGATGGACGCATGATGGCACCGGAGGATCTTTAGCCAGTGTATCTCCAGGAGATTTAGTTTGCGCTTATGGAGCGCTTCCAAATTGGAGTCAAGGAAATAAAACGCGATTGGGCGGAGAAGCCATAGTATCTGGCTTGCCTATCATAAATGTTAATGATTCTGCTAATTGGATGGACATAGTAAACCCTAATGGAAAAAGCATGACATTTTCTCCAATAGGCTTAGGTTCAATAGCTGTGTTCCCAACTCCAATAATTAAATGGAATGTTACTCATGCAGCAAGAATTAAAGTCACAAGCATATCAAGATCCTCTAACACTATAACTATAAACACTGGATCTCCACACAATTTAAATTCTGGAGATAACATATCTATAATTGATAGCACAACGCTTACTGACAATACGTATGGTCCAATAGTAGCTACGGGAGAAGCTAGCTTTACTTTTAGTAATGCTGGAGTAGATGTGCTTGAATTATCTAGTAAGGCGACTGTGCTTAAATCAACTTTTTCTGTCACGAAGTATAAAATAGAAAAAATAAGCAAAAATGGATTAACTAGAATTTCTAGAGCCTCCGGTAATTCACCTAGATTTGTGGACATGGGTGTCGCAGTAGATGACTATGTGATTATAAGCGGAAATACTTTTGACTCCAACAATAACGGTAGATTTAGAGTTTTAGCTCTTGACAATGATTCTTTTATAATAGAAAACGCTCAATCTAAGGCTCAATTACACACATTAGATAAATTAAACAACAAGGGATTGCAACCCACGTGGACAAGCAACGCCACTTTAATTACGGGAGCGGCTGGAACATTTAAAAATGTTAATGTCGGTAGCTGGATAAAGAAAAAAGAAGATTCCGATGATTACTATAGACAGATAGTATCTATGAATTCTTCTTCTGACACCGCTACAGAGATAACACTAGGTTCCGCATATCCCGGTTTATCTGGCGTAGCAGAAGGTATAGCCTATGATCAAGAGAATTCTTATCAAGGCGGGATACCATTAGATTCTATAGATGACATAACATTTTACGAAGGTGATTCTGTTGTTATTGGTGATTCTCTAAATATACAGAATATAGTTAAACTTAATTGGTTTAGTTCTCAAAATATTGGGACATTTGAGATAACGGAAGTAGGTACAGATGCCGACACAAGTGCGCCGTACATAACAATTAAAAACGAAGATGCAGTAGCTCAATCTGGCATTTTAATGTCCGTTAGTTTGTCTGGTTTCTATATAGTAGAAAGCTCATCAAGCAAAATAGAAACGCAAAGAAAGATAGAGCATGTGGCTATTGATGAATTAAATCCAGATAAAAAGATATTATATCTTTCCCCTGCAAATAGAAGCTATAAATTTTCTGACGCAAATTTAACAAAAATTTCGCACACATCTAAATTAAATTATAGCGTTGGTACTATTTTAGGGGTGGATGGCTATCTTTACTATACAGGTTTACTTAGAAGGGTTCAGCGCATAGTAGATGGTTTTGAGCCAGATGCAGAAAATTTCCCTGGAAGAAAGGCGGTAGGTAGTTTTATAGAGACATTACCTCCGCTTTCTAAAAGTGTATCAATGTCTATAGACATAACGACCAATGAAGGCGTTAACTTAGGAGATATATCAAACGGTATAAAGTCTACTATAATTAATTATGTTAATCAACTTGGCGTTGGTGAAGATATAATACTGTCCGAAATAATAGCCGCAGTTATGCAGATAAAGGGCGTTGCCGCGGTTACATTCACTAATCCTACTCCTAGCACTGAAAGAATATTCGTAGCTAACAATGAAAAAGCCACAATACTTAAGGAAAACATAGGAATAGCGTGATATGGCGAACAATAAAACAAAGACAGATAGACTTCACGACGTTCTTCCTAAGCACCTAAATTCAAAAAACAACACTAATTGGGCAGGTTTAATTGCCGCAATAGGCGAAGCGGATCAAAATACTGCTGATCTTATAGCAGAAGTTAGAAAGCAGTTTTTTATAAAAACAGCTAATAGACCATATCTAGATAGATTAGCGGCCAACAATAAGATAGCGAGACCAAAGCTTGTTGGCATGAGCGACACTTCTTTTAGAGAATATATACCAGTATTGTCGTACAAACCCAAGCAAGTAAAGCTTATAATAGATGCTTTATTGGATGTATTCTTCTTTAAAGAGTCTACTACCGCCTTTATAATGTCCGATGCATATCAGCCGTTTATTATGGCCGATGGATGGGAGTTGTTTTATTTAGTTGATGGGCAATATCAAGAGAAGATATTTTTTCGCTCTGATGATTTTACATCTATATCTAATGCAGGTGCAGATGAAATAGTCGCATCGCTAAATAGACAGACTAAATATAGCTATGCAACAAATTATTATGACAGTATAACAAAAAAAAATTTTATAAGAATATTTACAAAAACAGTTGGATCTAAGGGATCTATAGAAATACAAGGCGGAAGAGCCAATATAGCCTTAAGATTTAATGGTTTTTTATTTAATGCCGGTAACGGAGAAGACACGCAGTGGAGTGTATCTAAGATAGGTGATTTAACTACCTTTCAATACGCAGCGGGTGCTTATCCCGGTATAAATCAACTACAAGAAAAAGACATTTTTATATGCGACATTCCAGGCAACGAGGGATCTTTCTATATTAAAAATATAGATATAGCAAATAACTCTATAACCTTTAATAATCTATTTTCTACCGTTGGAAACTTTACGCAAACATCAGCGCATCAAGTAAAATTTCTAAGACCTGAAAAATATGTTGCATATAAAGTTCCTAGAAGAGCCATAACATGGGAAACCTCCCCTGGAGAAATAGTTGTTGAAAGTCCTGCTACTCCTCCAGTTGTCCAAAGATCATTAAAGGGATCTTTGCATATAAATGGATCTTTTAGTTTAATGACTGACAGAATTAGCGACACGTCATTAAAAGTTGCTGATGCAGCACTTTTTCCTAAAAGCGGTTCATTTTACATAGAACCTGTTCAAAATATTACAACGAAGATAGTGACAGCTGATTCTTCTAGCATTTCTAGTAAAAACATAAATGGAAGGTTGCTATCTAAACTGCAAAAATATACATATTCATCTAGAGTAGTTTTAAGTACCACTGGAAATACTACAGCAAACTCTAACCAAATAGAAGTCGCTTCAACAACTGGATTAGAGAACGGTATGTCTATTTTTATAGACGGCTTAAGGGAAGATGCTACCATAACCAACATATCTGGTTTAGTTGTAACTAGTTCAATTAATTTATCTACTACAGCGTCAGGTGTAATTATAGAATTTGGAGGAAATACATTAGAAGGCGTATCACCTGCTCTTCCTCCAGCAAGTGACCTTAATGAGTTTTCTATAGCTTCATTAGATAGAGTTTCTAATATGGTTACTGTTACAACCACGTCTTCCCATGATTATAAGGTAGGAGAAATAGCATTTATAGAAAATAGCTCTGGAATAGTTAACTTAACTACAACTGGAAATCTAATAAACAATAGTACGATTATAACTAATATCGCTAATATGACGGGAGTTTCTCCTGGACAGTTGATAACAGGTACAGGAATACAGTCAGGAACTAAAGTCTTAAGCATAATCGGGTCGAATGCCATTAGCATAAATAAATCTGCAACCTTAACTGGTATAGCTGTTTCTATAAATTTTGGAGATGACACTAATGGAAGCTTTGAAATAAAAGAAACAACGCTTAATACTTTTAAGTTTAATTTGATGGGAATGGACGGTGCCGCTAGTTCTCCAGGTGTATGCAGAGTCGAAAGAATAGGTTTTTCTAATTTTGGTTCTAAGATAATAATATGCACTGCACAGCAAGCTAAAAATACTAGAATAAAAGGGCCGTATGCGTGGGACACAAGGGCTCCATACTTATTAAGCTATAAAACTGCAAAAATAAATACAGCTATAAAATCTGGATCTATAGTTAGACTTTTAGATATATCTAACAACGAAATACCGGCTGAATCTGGCTTCTTAATATTTGACTATGGCAAAGAAAATCAAGAAGGTCCGGTAAGATATCTATATAAACCAACAGATAACATAATCGCACTTGATCCTAGCTATATTTTTACTAAAAATCATGCTGTTGATGGCGCTATAGTGGCTCTAAATAGAAAAGGCGCCCACGTGCTTAAAGGTGACGCTGCTGAGTATAGTCCATACTTAACAGATCCAGCTGAAGCTAGAGAAATACTTAAAACTTTAATAAAATCTGTAAAAAGTGCCGGTATATTCATAAACTTCCTTATTAGGTATCCAGAGCAACTTTATGGCATGTTTGATGTATATAATCAGCAAGAAAAAGGCGCTGGGATGCCTTTTGATTAAAAAAATCAACATTTATCATAGTATAATTTAGCTATAGGAGTTTTTAGTGGCAGTATTAGGCAGATTATTAGTATCGAGCGCTCAACGTGTAGATCTTCCTGACCTACTCAGTATAGATAGTTATGCTGCAGGCGATTGGCGCTATTTTATACAAGGATTAATAGGCTCTTCTAAACCTCTTGTGCTTAAGGGTTTTGACGTAATTGATCCGCAAAATTCTATAGGAACAGAAAGCTGCTCTATAAGAGTAGCCGATTCTATAGTTCTATATCCTAGTTCTAGCGCAGGTCCTTTCTATCATGGCCTTCCAGAAGGCAACATAAATGCCCAACCAATTGTCCCTGAACTTAGAAAAAACGCCGTTAACTATGTATATTTAACATTTAGCACGTTTAATACTTCTCTTGACTCCAGGGCTTTTTGGGACCCAGATAAAGACGGTGGTGTAGGCGGCGAGTTTACACAAGACGTTAACACTGAATCTGTTCTTAAGGTTGAGATCAACGTATCAACTGGTTCATTTCCAACTAATACTGTACCTATCGCTAAAATTACATTAACTGATAAAATTACTGCGATAGAAGATACAAGAGACATGATGTTTAGATTGGGATCAGGCGGAATGGTACCCGATCCTATCAGTTCTTATAACTTTAGGGCACTCCCTTCTTCTAACTACGAAAGAAAAGAACCGCCAGTTTCGATAACTAATCAATCAGATCCAAATCCATTTCAAGGTGCAGATAAAAACATTCATTCATTGAAAGAGTGGATGGATGCCGTAATGACAAAATTAAAGGAAATAGGCGGATCACCTTTTTGGTATCAAGATCTATCGACCTTTAGTTTATCTAATATTTTTGCAGATGCACTTGCTGCCACCTTTAAATCTAAAGGTAGCTATGTTCATAGTTCTTCTGTCCCTGGACAATTAAGCTGGTCCGAAGACATAGTGATTAAAGATGCTGCTTCCCCTAAAGACATAATAATAAGAAGCGGTCAAAAAACTCTGGGCAATGAGCAGGTTGCGTACGTCTCATTGAATAGAGGCGCAATAATAAATGATTTTGATGAGCCAATTAGCTGGATAAACGGACAGTCATATGTAAGTACAGTTGGCGGTTCTATAGGCAGATTTGCCAATTTATCTAAAGGTGATTGGATAAAGAAAGTAACCGACGGCAATCATTTCTTAGTAAGAGTTGAAGAATTTTATTTAAATTCAACTCCGGGTGGATCCACTTGTTTACCTGCAGATGCTAAAAGCGTTAAATTAAATACTGTATATTTAGGTACAACGTCGGTTGAAAAAGCAAGATATGACCAAGGTGTTTATCAAGCATCTGACGTAGTAGTAAGCGATAGAAACAATCCTGCTATAAATATAGCGGGTGGCAATTTTCACTGGCTGGCTCTTAGAAGCGATACTATACAAAATATAGCCAGCGTAAAAGGTTTTACTTGCACCGGCAATATAACTAAGGCAGATGGCGAAAGAGTAAAGGTAGTATCTACCGCACATGGTTTAATGGACGGCGATAGGATCTCTGTGTCATTGCCATCTGCTCATGCTGGCACTTATGTTATAGAAGTAGAAGATGCGAATACATTTTACTTTGAATCTTCAGACACAACAAAAGGGGCGCTTACTGCACACTACGCATTATTGCAAACCGCTAGTAGAGAAAATAATTACGGTCTTCAATTAGAGAGTGCGCAGCACGGCTTTGTATCTAATGATTCCGTTATAGTAAGCAGCACTTCTAATTTTAATGGATCTCATACTGTAAACAGAAGATCATCAACGGTAGTGCAATTTGCCGCGGATGATGAATTAGCAGAAGAAACATCTGGTTTAGCGACATTAGCAAGAATAGATGTAAGAACTGAAAAAGGAATCACTAAGGTAGTTCAAGGCGCAGTTCTTAATATAGGCGAAACTGACTCTAAGAATATACAAAGTTTTGTTGGAATGCAGTCTTTATCTGAGACTCATCCAGATTACAGCATACCGTCTTCGTACAACACACTACAAGGATTTCACAATTTTAATGGCGATGTATCAGATAATTTAACAGATAGAGTAAGTAAACTTACGGCCATGATGGCGGATAAGGCTCAAGATAAAACCGTCAAATATAATTCAACTGCAGTAAGCGCAACTAACACGATGAACGGCGCTGCGCAAGAATTAACTTTTGAGTATGCTGGCAGTACGCTCACTATAGTTCAACCAGGCTCTTTCGGTAATGCAACTATAGCACTACCTGATATAAGTGAAACCCCAATATCGTTATTGGTAAATCAATCTGCATATGTCAGGATAGATAGAAATGAAGCAACGACGCCCACTATACAGGTAGTAGACACAGTTGATGTGCCAGTTGAAGAAAACGTTTTCGTAATAGCTTCAAGATTAAGCGGAAATCCTGTTTTTCTCTGGAACGGCGTTCAGGTGATTGGAACGGTATCTTTAATACCGTCTGAGGGTTCGTTAGTAAAAGTAGATCTTCACGATCCAATAAGCTCAACTCTTCCTATTGGAAATCCTGTTACGATTGACAATGCGACTGTTGTAGCAGGAAACAAGGTTTTATTTTCTGCATTAAGTTCTGGTGCAAATAGAATATATAAAGCAGTAGGTATTGGACAAGATATAACAAGCTGGGTTGCTCAATACTCTTTTAATGGACTTCATGATCCCACTGACGGTGACACAGTAATAGTTAAAACAGGTGCCGGTTTCGAGGATCAGATTGGCAAGTACACAGGCACTGCTTGGGTTTTTAACGATAAGGTTCGTTACTTTAATGGAGCAGATTATTGGGAACAATCTAACATAATATCTAGAGATATATACAATAATACTACTGATGAGGTTTTTAGTGTAAATTTCGCAGGAAGCGAAAACATGATAGTTGATTTCTCTATAGTAAGAAATTCTAAAAGAGAAATAGGAACAATATATTTGGTGACCGACGGTGCTTCTGTTTCGGTTACAACAAGTGGCGCAACATTAGGCACATGTGGTATAAGTTTTAATGGCGAGATAAGCGGATCCTTAATTAAACTTAACTATACTTCTACCGATGAAGTTTACAACGCTACCATGAAATACATGGTTAGAAGATGGTCAACGTAATCCGGAGGCCCAAGCG